AGTAACTGGGAAAACATCCATGCCAATAACGCAAACAATTCATGGAAAGACGAGTGGTTCACTATCTTGTTCTCAGTCCCATGTATTCTTGCGTTCTTTCCGTCTATGGTTCCTGTAGTGATGTCTGGGTTTTCTGCTCTTGATAGTATGCCTGAGTGGTACAAAGGTTTTCTAGGCGCCGCTGTTGCGGCATCGTTTGGCCTACGTGGTCTGGCTAACTGGAAGAAATAATTATGGCTAAGACTTTACCCCCTACAAAAGGTATGCTTACGGGTGATGGCGGTATCTCCACAGAAACGCCAGAAACACAAACATTAAATAATCTTTTAAGTCTTTTACAAGGCATTGGTCAAGCTGATCTTGCAGCTTTATGGCTTGATCCAACTATTGAAGAGATTATTACAGCCAACAGCATTAGAATGAATCCTGAAGCGCCTACTGACATACAGCAGGCAGAAGGCGTTACTCTAGAAGCAGTTTCTCAATTAGTTACTGCAGTAGAAAACGCCCGTACTGAAGCTCAAAACATTGTTGACACTATGGTTAACAATCCAGAAGCCCTTACGGACATGGAAGATCCGGGGCCTTTGGTAACCAGTTTTATATCAGCAGGTGCTCAGTCTTTTGCTGGTACTCCCGTAACAACAGCTACTCCCCCTGCTGCTGGAGGAGAGTATGTAGTAATTAGCGGAGGGGCTGGAGTTACTGTATCTACCGAAAACATTTTAAAAACTGGCGGTAGAATCTTTGGTGAAACTGTACAAGTAGTCCAAAGGGATAGCGAAGGCAATCCAGTACTAGACCAAAATGGTGACCCTGTTGTTTTTGACGAATACCAACCCGGCATCTTAGACGCAATCATTCCTTATATCCCCGGCGTTTCTCTTCCTGACTGGATGCCCTCTGCTGGTGTAATCTTTTTGCCTACAGTAGGCGAAGCTATAAACAAAATAGAAGAAGTAGTAGCTGAGTCTGGTATTTCAGAAGCAACAGAAGGCGGAGACCTTGGAGGTATACTAGGCGCTATTGGCGAAATTATTGTTGGTGCTGGGTCTGCTGCTGTAGGAGTCTTAGAAAAAAAAGTTGGAGAAATCGTTAACGGCATTTTAGGAACAATTACAGATCCTACTAGAGCAGGCACTATTATTGGAGGAGTTTTAGGAAACGCTTTCCCAAGCATTCCTAGCTGGCTCCCTCCTTTAATTACTGATCCTCGTGTTCGCAGTGCTGTTTCAAATGTTCTAACACAAGAATATGACGCAGACCCTAATCTATTTGCAGAAGAAGAAGTAGTAGACATTAATGAGGATGATACTACGTATATTGACGACACCATAAAAGCAGATGTTAAGTTTCCTGAAGATCCTGACCCTATAGGGGACGGTGAGGTTATTGTGCAAGACCCTGATAAAACTGACGGTCAAATGGGTACTGCTCCTGTAATGGACCCTATTCAGCCCGCCCCAGAGCCAGAAATAGTAGATCCTATTGAAGAGTTTATTGACCCAGAACCAGAGCCAGAAGTTGAAGAAGAAGACGAATCTATCGTAGAAGACTTGTTTTCAGACATTATTGGGCAGACTGAAGCTAACATTCTTCAAGCTATTGCAGACGCTGGGTATGCAACTCCGCAAGATGTTATTGACGCTATTAACGAAGCCGGATTGTTAACACCAGAAAACTTAGCTACAACCTTAGCTAACGCTGGTTTTGCAACACCAGAAGACATTGGTACTGCTCTGGCAAACGCCGGGTTTGCAACTCCAGAAGACATTACTACTGCTCTAGCTGCTGCTGGTTTTGCAACACCAGAGGACTTAGTCACAGCTTTGTCTAACGCTGGGTTTGCAACACCGGAAGACATAGTTACTGCCCTGTCTGAATCTGGACTAGCAACTCCAGAAGACATTGCTACAGCCTTGACTAACGCAGGACTAGCGACACCTCAGGACATTGCTGATGCGTTTGAGGCCGCCGGTTTAGCCACACCTCAGGACATTACAGATGCGATATCAGCAGCAGGTTTAGCAACACCGGAAGACATTGCTAACGCTTTAGAACAGTTTGGGTTTACTGATGAACAACTTCAGCAGATCGTAGGAGTACTACCAGAAAACCTAACAGTAGAACAACTGAACACTGCGTTAACTGAAGCACTCTCTGGTCTTCCTACAGGCACTGATTTAGATACTGCTACGACTACTATTACTGACGCCATTAGTGGTTTGTCGTTTGCCACAGCAGAGGACGTAAGGAACGCCCTAGCAGAGTTTGGGTTTACCGAAGAACAACTACAGCAGATCGTAGGTGCGCTTCCTGAAGGCCTTAGTCTTTCAGACTTAGATACTGCCTTAGAAGGAATCGTAGTAGGCGCAGACTTAGACACTGCTGTTACAACCATTACTGATGCTATTGGTGGGCTTGATGTAGCTAGTCCAGATGACGTTAGAAATATCCTAGCTAACTACGGATTTACCGACGCACAACTACAGCAGATCGTAGGCGCACTGCCGGAAGGTCTGAGTCTTTCTGAAGTAACAACAGCATTAGACACAGCACTCTCTGGTATTGCTTTAGGTACAGACCTTGACACTGCTACGACTACTATTACAGATGCTATCGGTGGTTTGGCTTTTGCAACACCCGCAGACGTTGCTAATGCGCTGGCTGAGTTTGGTTTTTCAGAAGACCAGCTTAATCAGATTGCAGGTGTTATCCCAGAAGGCCTAAGCCTCAACGACTTAAATACTGCATTAGGTGACGCCTTGGAAGGCATCGCCTTAGGTACAGATCTTGAGACAGCTACGGGAACAATTACGGACGCCATTGGTGGTCTGTCGTTTGCTACAGCAGAAGACATACAAACCGCACTTACTGGGTTTAACTTTACAGAAAGCCAGCTAAACCAAATATCAGACCTGCTTCCTGACAACTTAACTGAGTCTCAAGTTCAAGACTTACTAAACACTGCTCTAACCGGAGTGTCAACTCAAGAAGACGTAGACACTGCTTTTGAAACTTTGACTACTAACTTGAACCTTAGCTTAGGTGATCTAGAGGCAGGCCAAGAAGACATCCTTACAGGTCAAGAAGGTCTTTTGGGCGGTCAAGAGCAGATCAGAGACATTATTGGAGAAGAGACTCAAAGCCTTGAAGACATTATTGTAACTTCTACTGGTCTTCTTGGCGCACTGGGGGCAGGAGGAGGAGGAGCACCCGCACCTAGACCACAGCCGTTCCAAAAGTACCTAGAAAAACTAGAGTACGCTCCTGAGAAAGTTCAAATGGTTCAACAGACACCAAAGACAGACTATCAAAAAGAAGTAGATAGGCTTTTGATGTTCGGTAGGGCACCACAACAACCTCCTAGAAAACCGGGAATGTTAGTATGACGTATCTTAACATAATGAACAACGTGTTGCGCCGTTTGCGTGAAGAAGAAGTCAACAGTGTTAACGAAAGCACTTACTCTAGGATGGCCGGTGACTTCATTAATGACGCTAAGACCATCGTTGGTCAAGCGGCTGACTGGTCTGCACTACGTGAAACTATTACGATTACAACAACAGCATCAGACAATACTTACTCGCTGACTAACTCTGGAGACGATGTAAAAGTAATGTCGGTTCTTAACGACACCCAGAATTGTTTTATGGAGTACCGAAGCAAAGATTGGTTTAACGACTCGTTGTACATTGCAGGAGCTGCCGAAGGCGCACCTACGTACTTTACGTACAACGGTCTGGACGCTAACGGAGATACGCAAGTATTAGTTGGCCCTACGCCTGACGGTGTTTATAACTTACGTTTTGACGTAGTTAAGCGTCAGGGTGACCTAACGTCTAACTCAGACAAGCTTTTGGTCCCTAATCAACCTGTCATTCACCTTGCTATTGCTTTGTTGGCTCGTGAGCGTGGTGAAACAGGCGGTACTTCTACTGCTGAATACTTTGCTATTGCTGACAAGTACCTATCAGACGCTATTGCTATTGACGCAGCAAAGCACCCAGAAGAGATGATCTTTAGGACTATCTAATATGGCTCAAGAACTACGCAGTATTAATCTTGTAGCACCAGCTTTTAAAGGGATCAACACCGAAGACTCTCCTTTGGCGCAGGATCCTTCTTTTGCTGAGATTGCTGACAATGCAGTCATTGACAAGCGTGGCCGTATTGCTGCACGTAAGGGCTACGACTTATTAACTAACGAAACAATAACAGTTAGCGATACTACAGGTTTTACTGTAAACGAAACAATAGTAGGGTCTCGTTCATCAGCTTCAGCTACAGTAAAGGCTGTTACTAACGGTACTCAAATATCTATTGAAACTTCTAGAGCAGGTATTTTTTCTGCTGGAGAAACTATTACTGGCGGTACTTCAGAAACCACAGCGGCCTTTACTTCAGTTGCTCCTACAGGTTTTGCGTTAGGCTCTTCAGCAATCAGGGCAATTAAAGAATTTAGAGATAACGCAGGTAACAGTAAGATCTTCTCTGTTGGTAACAATAAAATTATCAGCGGCACAACTACGTTAGTAGACGAAACACCCGGTAGCTATACTATTACTGCTGACAACTGGAAGATGGTTGACTTTAATGACAGCATCTATTTCTTTCAGCGAACTTATGAGCCTTTAGTTTATAGTAACACTTCAGGCGCAGTAGAAAAAATGTCTGCAGTAAATGGGGCATCACTAGTAGCAGACATTCCAAAGGCTAACGAAGTTATTGCTGCTTATGGTCGGCTTTGGTGTGCTGATTTATTGGGAGATAAGTCTACTGTTTATTGGTCTGACCTGTTGATTGGACAGAACTGGACAGGGGGTACTAGTGGTAGTATTGACATCTCAAAAGTATGGCCTGACGGTTATGACGAGATTGTATCACTAGCGGCACACAACGGCCTTCTTATTATCTTTGGACAGCACAGCATTGTTGTGTACCAAGGAGCAGAAGCACCAGCAACGATGTCACTGTCAGACACTGTAGCAGGCGTTGGTTGTGTAGACAGAGACACAGTACAACAGACAGGAACTGACGTTGTCTTTTTGTCACATACGGGCTTGCGTAGTTTTGGACGTACGATACAAGAAAAGTCAATGCCTATCAGTACGTTATCCCGTACGATTACAAAAGACATCATTGGCTTGATACAGGGAGAAACAGAGTTCTTTAGGTCTATCTATAGTCCGGAAGAGAACTTCTACTTGTTAACATTTGTCGGTCAGGAAACAACCTTCTGCTTCGACATTCGAGGAACACTAGAAGACGGCTCCTTTAGGGTAACACGTTGGCCCGGATCTGTTTTTACGGCTTACGAAAGACTGACTGACGGCACATTATACGCAGGGACTCAATACGGAATAGCGGAGTATAAAACGTATTCTGATAACGGTACGAGGTATCGTTTTAAGTACTTTAGCCCTAGCTTGACCTTTGGTGATGCTTCTCGTTTAAAGATTCTTAAGAAGATCAAGCCGACGTTGGTAGGCGCAAATAGTGCTACTGTATTTATGAAGTTTGCCTATGACTTTGGTACGTCCTACAGGACAACAGAGTTTACAGTAGGTAACCAGAATCCTGCTTTTTATAATGTCAACGAGTTTGGCGAAAATTCTAACCCACTATCAGAGTTTACTGGTGGTGAACTTACTAACCAACGCAGTTTGAATGCTGTCGGTAGTGGTACAACTGTTGTTGTCGGTCTTGAAGCTGACATCAACGGTTTTGCCTTATCACTACAAGAGATTAACCTACTCGCACTAATAGGTAAAATGGTTTAACTAGGAGATAACAATGGCTGTAGCAACAGATGAAGGAACTATTGGAGGCGGAGGTAACGGCTTCTTTGACTTCTTAGGAGGCTTGGCTGACTATGCCTCTCAACCCGGTGTTTTACTGCCCGGCATTCTTGGTGGTCTTCTTACAGGCGGGGCCTATGAAGACTTAAGTGACATCGGACGGCAGGCAATTTTAGGAACGACTGTTGACGGTGTCCGTATACCGGGAGCTATGGAGTTAGCAGAAACTCAGCTTGAGCAAACACAGTTTAGACCGTTTACTGTGACCACTGCTACTGGTGCTGGCTTTGGTACTCGTGTTGATCCTGTTACAGGCGAAGTTAAAACAACTATGGGCTTGTCTCCTGAAGAACAAGCGATGCAACGTCAGCTTCTAGAAGGCGCTAGTGGTTTCTTTACTGGCGCTACTACAGACCCTTCCGTACGTGAACAAGAGTTGTACGAACAGATTAGAGCTACTACTTCTCCTCAAGAGCGTCGAGAGCGTCTTGGTCTTGAAGAGCGTTTGGCGGCTCAAGGTCGCTTGGGTGTACGTACTGCACAGTTTGGTGGCACACCAGAGCAACTTGCGATGGAGCAAGCACAACAAACGGCTATGGCGCAAGCTAGACTTGGTGCGGCACAACAGGCACGTCAAGAGCAGCTTCAACAATCACAACTGGGTCAACAGTTCTTGGGAATGGGCTACGTACCACAACAGCAACTTCTTGCGGCTACCCAGCCTTCACAACAGTTGGCGGCATTGCAACAGCAGGCACAACTAGAGGGCGCTGGTTTGTTCGGAGAAGCGGCTATGTCTGGACTAGAGGCACGGTTGATAGCAGAGCAGGCAAGAGCAAACCTCATGGGCCAGATTGGTACAGGGTTGTTATCCGGTGCGTTTACGCCTACACAAACTTCTCCTGTTGAATCAGCTATAGGTGACTTTATTAGGGGAATTGGAGGCTAAGATGGCTAAGTTTTCACAAGAGTTTTTAAGACAAATGGCTACCCCTTCGTTTGGACAGGGGTTGTTTACTGCTGCCCAACAAGCAGGACAGCTTCCGGGTCAACTTAGGCAGCAAAAGCAGATGCAACAACAGCGTCAGCAGTTGGCTCAGATTGACACTAATTCACCTGAGGGTTTACTGCAGTTGGCTCAACAATACCGTAAGCAAGGCAAGATTACTGAAGCTTTGAACGCCGAAAAAATGGCTAGGGCGTTAGCTGAAAAACTACAAACTGCAGGAATTTCGGCTAAAAAAGCAGAAGGTCAACAGTCTCTTCAAGTATTGGCGGCTGTAGAAGGTTTTAACATCGACCAAAGACCTAGAGACGCTGCCGAATTCTTTGGCACTGCTTCTGATTACGGAATAACTGCTACAGAAGCTAGAGATATATACAATGCTGTAAAAAAGATCGGATCTGCTAAACAAGTACAAAGCAGGTCTGAAATAACTTTTAGAACAAATGCTAATAACGCTACTTACAAGCAGTACGATATTCTGTACAGAGACGGCACTCCTGAAACTAAAGTAATTCCTCAAGCAGGAGCACCAGAAGTTCCCGACTATAGTAAAGGCAAAACAGTTATTTCAGAAAGAACAGGGGCAGGTGCTTTTGACCAACCGGGAATTGCTGGAAGAACCGAAGAAGTTAGAAGCTTTGTGGAAATGCAAACAAATGCTATTCAAAATCTGTCTTCTCTAAAAGGAGACGTTTCTGGTCTAAAAGAAGCTATTGATTTACTTGAGGATGAAAAGCTTAAAACAGGAGGATTTCCTAGGCAAGTTGCAAGGGGTGTTGCTAGATTCTTAGGGGAAGAGCCTAAAGAGTTGGGTCAGTTTGAAACACTTCTTGGTAATGTCGTTCTTGCAAAACTTAAGAACTTCAAAGGTTCAATTTCAGAAGGCGAGCGTCTATTCTTAATTGAGCAAATTGGTAATTACATGCAAAGCGGAGAAAGTAACCTTGGTCGTCTTCGTGTGTTGCTTGACCAAGCTGAAAGGCTACTACAAGATGGTATTCTTAAAGCTACTTCAGAAGACTACGGTGACTATTTAAGAAGAAGCGGCTTTGTGACTAAACAAGAACTTTCGTTTGTGCCTAAAGAAGATAGAGAAGATGCTCTAATTGCTATTAATACGGGTCAGTTTACTTTGGACCAAGTGCGAAAAAGCTACGAGAAAGCAAGAGGTTCTAAATAATGAGCAACTTCAATGATATAATGCAGCAGTACGCTGAAGAAGAGGCGCAGTCTTCTTTTTCAGACACCATGGCTGGCATGGGTACTCAAGAATCTATCGTTCCTCCTCAAGCAGTCACCCCTGAAGAACAACAAGCGTCGTTTCTTCAAAGAAACTTAGATCTTCCTTTGGGTCTTGGAGGTGCTTTGGCAGGAGGCGCAGCAGGTGCTGCCGTAGGAGGCCCAATAGGAGGGGTAGTTGGGAGTGTGCTTGGAGGAGCAACAGGTACTTTTGGCGGTACTGTTATTTCTGAAACCCAATACGGCAATGCTTCAGACATTGATGCCTACTCAAAAGCAGTAGAAAACGCCGCTTGGTCTGCAGGCCTTGACGTTGTTACATTAGGTATTATGTCAAAACTCAAGCCAGCTTGGGTCGCCATGAGAATGAAGAATGGACAGTCTGTAGAGGAAACTTTAGAAGAGATTGTAGAAGGTGCCTATCCTGCAGGCTCTGCTGAGTCTTTAGAAGCAACACAAAAACTTCTAAACTTACGTGGAGCTACTCTATTACCTTCACAGGTAGGCTCTACAGGCATGGACACCTTTAGAGAGCGTATTGCTTCTGTTGGTCTTGTTTCTAGACAAACCATGCAAGAAAACATGGAAGCTGTTAACGACGCTGTTCAAGAAGAATTGTTAGAACTTATTAATAGAAACGCAAGGGGAATGAACACAGATCCCTACGCAATGGGTCAAGTGTTTTTAGACGCTATCGAAGAAGGCGAAAACGCCCTACAAAGACAGTACGTACGTGGCTTAGATGACGTAATGCGAGGCTTAGGGGGTAGTAGGTACACTCGACGTGTTCCTGCTGAATTTATTCTTAAGCCCATTGACGAGTATCTCAAGGCAAACAGAGGAGAAGCCGTAGACAATCTTTTAGGAGAAACTTTTGACTTTGTTGAAAGCAACTTAACACGTCTAAGAGGACTAGAAGAAGGCACTTTTCCGATTCAAGAGCTAATTACTTTAGACAAGGCGTTCACACAGCGGGCTGATGCTATGTTTGGTAAGCAAGGCTCTACTCCTAACAAAACCGTACGTGCTCAACTTTCTGAAGTTTCTAACTTAATGCGTCAAACAATTCAAGGCTCTCTTGAAAAAGCTGCTCCAAAACAAGCAGAGGAATACAAAGGAATTAAAGACGCCTATTCAGCAGGTATTAGGGAACTATACCCTAAAATAAACAAGGCCTTTATTAGCGGAGCAAAAGACAGCAGTTATGTAGGTTTAGGGGACATTGCTGCTAAAGGTCTTAATTTAGACAAGGTTAAGGCACTGAAGTTAAGCTTAAGAAGAGCACACGCTGAAGCAGTAAAAGATGCAAAGCAAACGGGAGAAGCGATAGCTGTACCTTCTTTTGAAGAAGCTAACAAACTATTTAAAGCGGGTTTTTTATCTGACAAGCTTAAAAGTGTTTTTGGTGAAAAGTTCGTTATTACTGACTTACGTAACCTTGGTAAGGACGCTGAAAGACCCCGTACAAAAGCTGTTTATCAAGAGGTCTTAGGAGACGATTATCCACGATTTAAACAGCTTTTAAACGCTATTATAGAGGCTTCAGAATCAGCATCAGGGGACTTCGGTACTCTGATGTTGCGAGGTATGGAAGCTAAAGGCGTAAAAGGAATATCTACCGCTCTATATAGCGGTGTTGGCGCAGCCGGGGGCGTTAGTGCAGCTACTGGTGGGGTTTCTGCCCCCTTGATTGCTGCGGGTGCTGCTGCTTTGTACGTTCCTCAAGTCTTTGCAAACATTGTAACAAACCCACAGTACGTCAACAAGTTAATCATGCTCACTAAGAAGAAAACAAAAGATCCAATTCAAACTGAAATTGCTATTCAAGCAATAGTGTCTGATGCACTTGACGCTATGACTGACTCTGAAAAAGCAGACATTATGAATTATCTTTCTGAACAGGCTCAGGAACAAATGGTAGGTAAAAGAGAAGAGGAAGTTACAGCGCCTCCTCCTCCTACACAACAAGAGCTAATTACTCGAAGTGGTTTAATTAACCCTCAAAGAGCAAAAATGAAGCTACAGCAAAGCTTACAAGAGAGGGGGATGTTAACAGGTCCTTAGAGACGCTCTAGTACCCACTTTAGACCCATGATCTCACCCCGTATCTCGTTATTTCGGGCTGCGGGGATAGACCTATGTAGTTTGTTCTCAAGTACTCTTATGCGTATCTCAATGTCACGTTTAATGTTCATAAACACACCTTGAAAGAACGGGGGCGCTAAGGCCCCCTTTTGTTTACAACTCGCAGTTATTACCTGTACAAGCCAACTGTTGTGACCCTTCAGTCATGTCAGAGTTCTCAGAGATGTTCCAGTCGATGGTCTCAGGAAACTCCTCCTTCAACTTCTCATACGTCTCCAGATCAATAGGTTCGTAAGGAGCCTGTTGGTACGTATGCTCTGAGTAAGGTAGGAAGCTTACGCCACTTATCTTGTCGAACTTGTTGTACAACCACTGACCCACCTCAAGGAACTCATCGTCACGGTAGTAACACGTCATTGACGGCTTATGTTCACACCAGAAGTCCTGATAGATCTCCCAAAGCTCAAGTTGCTCCATAGCACCCATCTCAGAGGCCACCACAGCCCCCTCAGGCGACTTTATAGGGAAGGAGAATACCTTGGTAGTGGGTGACATTACGTCGTCCTCTACGGGCACTCCTGCTGCCTCAAGGACTTGACAGAGCGGGTCTCTTGCGTCTGCTCTAACTCGTCTAATGTATTGATCTGCATATCTAGGGTGGATGCCAGAAGCAGAATCAACCAACTGACTAACAGTACCGGAAGGTTTAACAGCAGTAATGGCAGTAGACAGATTAATGC